TCTGCGGCCATCTTCAGATACTGATCGGGGCAGTGCGTCATGACGCGCTGAAACAGAACCAGAGCCAGGTTGCGCTGCCCTTCGTTGAATGCTGTGATGTTCGGGTCTACGTTGAAGCAGGTACCGAACACCTGACCTTTCTCCAGCAGCCCCCACACGACGCGGCGGCCCTGCTCGCTATCCATGACGAACTTGATGTCGTCCTTCTCTCGCTGTTCCAGATCGTGCTTCTTACGCTCGCTCTGAATGCGCAGTTCCTCTTCATCAAAGTCCGTCATTGCTGCGCCGCTCCAACTGCGTTAGTGATTGCTGTCAGTGCGCTTGGGTCTGTGGTCTGCGTCTCGCTGAGCGTCTTGGCTCCCTGCGTGACTGCCTGGCCCATTGCCAGCGCCTGTGCTGCCTGCTGCTGTTTGGCGCGGTCTTCGCGAATCTGCTGCACCTGCTCCTGCGGAACAATGACGGTTGGAGATGTGCCTGCCATCTCTGCGAACGCGTCAATAGCCTGATCTGCATCGAGCTTGTCGAGCGCGTCTGTTTTACCGACTGATGCCAGTTGCGCGATAAAGCCAACGGTCTGCGACAGGCTGGTGAGGCCGATAGATTTCTGCGCCTGCGCCATAACGGAGATGTATTCGATGCGCAGCGGCATTCCCTGCATAACGTCAGGCGGAGGCGGCAGCATGTTCTTGCGCGCCATGATGGAGAACACCCGATCGATAAGCGGATTGAGCGCCTCGTCATTCAGACGCTCGAGCACCGGGCCGAGCATCAGCAGCTTCTCTTCTTTCATCTCGATCACTGCTTCCACCGGCATAGAGCGGGTGTTGATGTTTTGCAGCATCATGAAGAGGTCGACAAAGTAGGCGCTGTTGATGGTCTGGCGGGTGTCCTGAATGTCAGCCAGCAGGTCGGCGGTATTCGGGTTGACCAGGTAAGCAGGCTTGAAACCGTCCTGGCCGCTCAGAACGTCGAGATACGTCACGTCGCCTGGCAGCAGAGAAACGCGCTGATTCTTCAGTGAAGTTGGCGCAACCATCGGCGGGTTAGTGGCTTTGTCAATCAGCTGAGCTTTGCGCTTCTGCTCAACCTGCAGGGCTTTAACCTGGCCGAGCGCCAGCATGCCAGGGCAGGAGGATGCGTAGACGTCTTCGCCGTTAACTTCCCAGCGCGGCGCCAGGATCGGGAATTCGTCGAAACCAGATTCACGCAGCAGCTTGTCGGAGTCGCCTCCCGTCTCGAAGTACACAGAACGGAACGGCTTGTTCTTGCTGTCCATCTTGCCGCTATCGCGGTTGATGTTTGGCGTAATGCAGTGGTTTACCTCGATCCAGTTTTCAAACGTGCCATTTTCCCACTGACCCCGAACTGATGTACTCACGTTCTCGAGGCCGAATTCCTGCACCAGCTGGCGCACGGTCATGGAGAACTGGCGGAAGGAAGTATCTACGCTGCCGCGCGGGCTGTTCGCCAGGTAGTAGCTGCCAATCGGGAATGGCATTGTGCGGATCACGTCCTGGTCATCTTCGAGCACAGCCATGGCGGCGGTACCGAAAGTACCCAGGCTGGCGTACATCACAGGCAGAGACTGGTACAGGTTCGACTTGTTGAACACTTCGTTCATGCGGCGCTGCACGACTTCCAGCCAGACTTTCACCGGACCGTAATCCATCATGTCAGGGTCAGGCGTTGCCAGCTTGAACCACGGACGGGCCGGGCTGGTGATACCTGACATCATGCCGCTGGCGAGAATGCGCTGAGCGAGTGAGCCGGTAGGGTCAACAATTTTGGTGTTTCGGCGATCGTCACGGTTAACGTCAGACGTCAGGAAGCGGGAACCGCGCGGATTGATAAAGTCGCTCAGGTCGCGCCAGTGCGGCTCGAACGATGTGCGCTCATTCTTCAGCTGTGCGAGCTGCTTCAGCAGCCGCTCTTTTTCGGTTTCCGCCATCTCTCTGGTCTCCGTTACTGACCGAGCAGCGTTTTACCGCTGGTGTTGGCTTTGGAAGTATCACCCTGGGCACCGGTGAGCATGGTCGAGTTACGACCGGCTGCAGCTCGGCGGCGTCGCTCTTCGTCATCGCGGGCACTGACCACAGCAGCGTCCTGCTCCTGAGGTGCGGCCTGAACTTCTGGTGCCGCTGGCACTGATGGCTTGCTGCCGATACACATAGCGATAACCTCACACACGATTAAATTATTACCAATTTAACCATATACGGATTATTTTACGTAGTGCATTGACATATTCAGATGTTATTATTACCCTTCAGGTAACAAGTTGAGAAATCAATCTGATTGCGGAGGTGGTTATGTGACCGCTTATGCAGTAGCCCGGAGTACCGCAGCAGCATGTTGGGCTTAAAAGTAAAGGCGGTGGATAAGTGGAGCATCATCTCCGCACTGTAATACGGCATATGGCACATGTGCCGCAGCGGTCCGGCGGGGTTCCTTGATGTTCCTTATCCCCGATCGGGTAGCCGGAATGTGCAAGCCAGGCAAGTACGACAGCCAGAGACGTTTCACCATCGTGGCGATACGGTGTGACACCTCGGAATAGACGAGGATACAGCGATGAGAGCATTGGGGTGACCGGTTAATCCCATGACGCTAACCGATACAGGCGCAGTGCTATCAATGCTGTGGAAGTGTAGCGTTATCCTGTCACCTGAAGCGAAGAAAAGGTTGGCGCTCTCCGGCTGGTTACCGGCCACAGCACACAATAGGTAAGAGCACTGATATTTGCGTTTCACACCTGGGCGCGAATATCCATCTCAGGCAGTGCTCTTTCCGTTGTGGTGAATGCGCAGGCTGATGCGCTGGGGCAAGAATGTGACTGTTGTCAACCTGTCACATGCTGGAGATCAGCACCGGCCACCACAAATAAATCACGTTAGGACCGTGGTAAACCGTAGTGCCCATGTAATTGCTGTGTGACTTTGTCGGTACCAGATTCATCCCGAGTTGCCGCTCGCTGGTACCGACACTTTTTTTACAGCAGAACGCCATTCCGATGACGTTGCGCTGTAAACCCTGCATCACCCGCCAAGGAAGGCACTCCGTAGTCATTGCTTCCAGTTCGCCCGGTTCGTCCGGGCATTTTTTTAAGATAGAGTTATGAAAGACGAATTCGACGGATTTTGAGGTAAATATATGAGCCAAGAACAGATTGAAACGACAGGATTTGATTTCGCATATGCACTCCAGAACCTGAAAGATGGCAAGAAAGTTTGCCGCTCTCAATGGTTTGAAGTTGGGCAGTATGTGTTTTTAGTGCCAGCAGCTGAAACATTCTCGCTGGTTCACAATGAGGGGAATGTTGAAGACTGGTCGCCAAGCGGGGCTGATTTGCTTGCGAACGACTGGAGTGTTGTTGAATAACGCCGTGACATGTCACAATCAGCCCGCCGCAGCGCGGGCTTTAATTCGAGGTCAACATGTCAAAACGCAGACTGAGCGCCAGAACAAAGAAGCGAAGAGCAGCAGACCAGGAAGTGATTGACAAGATGAATGACATCTTCCAGAAGGTTAAAAAGTGCGAGCATGAGCTGACAGATACCATCCTGAACACTCTGTATTTCAAGGCCCGCTAATGCGGGCTTTGTTATTTCCACGGGTCGTAATCTGTTACTGCCTTACCCTGCTGACTCTCCTGCCCTGGAATGCGAATCCGCTTGGAAACGGGGAAAGCAAATGTCAGCAGCAGCGCGTCACCCTTGCCCGGCGAGCGACCTAAACGCTCTTTGATATCTTCCTTCGGCTCAATGACGATCTTGCCATCCACCCTGACTTTGTACTCTGCCGCCGACAGGTCATCCGCAGTCTCCTGGTCGTCCAGCGTACCTCCCAGCTTCAGCCACGTTTTGCAGGCGTTGAACATCTCGCCGCGCTTGTTGAGCATCTGGGGATCGGTCGAGCCGCCGCCGAACGGGATTAGCTGCCACGTCCGGCCCCAGCCGTCACCGATGGACTTCAGCCCGGTACCGTAGCCAAAGTCGATAAACACTGCATCAGCCTGGTACTGGTCCTCAAAGTCGGCGATTCGCTTCGCCATAATCAGATCGTCGGTGGTCTTGTTGCCGGTCCATAGCACCTTGCTGTGTAGCCCCTGCCGCAGGTATATCACCGCGTCATCCACGCCGGAATATGCCGGGTCGACGCCGATAATAACCGGAGCGTGTGCCACCTGCCCTGCGGTAACCACGCGCTTCATTGCCTCGTCGGTCAGACCGGTCGGGATAAACTGGAGCTCAGACGCGTCAGGGAAGATCCCCCGCACACGGACCTTCACGAAGTCGCTGTCCTCGCCGTAGTCATCCACCCATTTCTGGAGTTGCTGTTTGTTCGTGCCTTCCACGGTGCGTGAATCAATCTGCGCGCACTTCCAGCGGTGCTTATATTTGCGGAAGCATTCGCGGAAACGCCCGGTGTTACGCGTCGGGTTCCCGAACGCCACCCAGATGATTTCGGTGTCTTCGTCCGTCAGCGCACCTTCAGCAACCTCCCACACCAGATCTGCAATGTTGGAGGCTTCATCGAATACCACGATGATGCGCTTGCGCTCGTTGTGCAGCCCGGCGAAGGCCTCGGTGTTGTGCTCAGACCACGGTATAGCGTCAGCACGCCAGCGTTTGTCGTGACCCGGATCGTTGCTGTACATCGCGGTGGCGGTGCAGGTGAACCACTCTTTCGTGATAGCCAGGTTCGACCATTTGATTATTTCCGGCCATGTCTTGGTGCGCAGCTGATTGTCGGTGTTGGCGGTCACCACAACCTTGCAGTCCTCGCAGGTCGACATGCCCCAGTTGATGAGCATCGAGATGAAAGCGGATTTACCGATACCGTGGCCGGATGCGCGGGCAAGCATCAACGGCTGGTGACGCGTAGCGGGGTTCTGGAGGTGATCGCGTATCTCGCGGAATGCGTCAGCCTGCCACTTTCTGGGACCGGTGGCATGCGCCAGCTCTGTGCCATCTTCACCCCAAGGGAACGCATACAGCGCATAGCCCAGCGGGTCATACGTGAAAGAGGCGATATCCTCGACGAGCTGCTCTTCCGGCGACATGGCTGCTGCTGTCATTCTTCACCACCAGCCTGCTCTTTAACGCGGCGGCGCGCTGCGGCCATGCGGTCGGCGATGGTGACGGTGCCGGAAACTTCCAGGCGCTCTTTGAACGCGTTGACGTCTACGTGCTTACCAATCAACTCGAGGTTCTTCACCTTGTCCGGCCATTTTATTTTTTGCAGCGTGGACTCGATATCTTGCTCGTCATCCTTCATCGCCATCCTGATGCGGTTTATATCCACTGCGCTGATCGACGTTCGCCAGACCTTAGGCCACTGGCTAATCGGCTTTAGTCCACCTTCATCGTCGAGAATGTCAATCACATCCATCTGGTCGATCTCCACCAAGCGCATGAGGACGTAATCAGCGCTGACTCGCATGCGCTTGTTGCGCTCCTCCATCAGTTCAGCGATTCGTTTCTGGATTCTTTCGTCGCGCATCATTACGCTGGCTTTGACCGCTGCTGTATTAGGCGAAAATCCTGCATCAATCGCCGCCTGAGACTGATTTTCAGGTGTCTTAATGTAGGACTGGCAGTAAGCCTCCTGCATCGCTGTAAGAGGCTTATATTGCGTTGATTTGCGTTTGTGGGTTTTTGGTGTCGCGGGCATCATTACCACCTGAGTAATTTTATTACCATGAAGGTAATACTATCACGCCCGCGCAGATGTTACATGACTGGTATCGGATCGCCTTCCTGGCGATCAACACGGTTGAGGAAGTGGGTCACAACACCATGCACTGTCGTGTCGTCCAGCGCATCACCTTCCAGCGCTTCACCGTCAGGAGTTATCAGCGCCTTGCCCTGCACGATGGCGAACTCCGTGCGGCCGCAATACGAAATCAGCACAGTGTCACCCGCATCTGGTTTGAGTGAAACGTTAAAGATTGCGTAACCGGAAGAAGTCTCAATGGTGCGGCAGTTTCCGTCGTAGCCGCACATGCTGGTGATGGTGAGTTGTGTTTCTACGTAGTCTGCTGCCGGAGGTGGAAAGCCCATAATGGAACCTCACATAAAAATACTGTACATTTAAACAGTATAATCATGTGAGGATTTAGTCAATATTCCGTGACCTGTCACACCGCAAGTTTTGTTTCATGCCAGCCCTGCGTTACCCAGCACGCCGAATCACCGGAGCACGGGCAGGACTTCACCGGCAGGCTGTCACCACACTTGCCGCACTGGTTGGCGCTGATAGCTTTAATGCGACCGCGCACCCGCGCATCATCCTGGCGGATAAGCAGCGCGATGTACTCGCTCAGTTCGTAGGGTTCGCGACCAG